CAGTTTCTTTATAATTTTTAATTATCTTATTCAATTCATTCGTAGAACCTATAAACACATTATTGTTTACAGTTTTAGATTCTTGTTTCTGTACTCGTCCTACATCTGCTTGTTGTTTGTGTAAATCTAATAATTGCTGGTTTACGTCAGCAAGTTGTTTTATCATATTACCTACAACTTCAAAGGCTCTTGGATGCTCTGATTGTTTTGCTATCTCTAATGAATGCTTTAATGCTTCTTCTCCTTTTATAAGAAGATTATGAAGATTAGCACGAGAAGTGTTAAAATCATTAGCAATCGTATTCTCTTTATCATTTGCTACTTCCTTTGGACTTATAACTTCCAAATTTGTAAATGGTTCAGCTGTTTCGCTGACCTTTATTTTTTCACTATTAAACACTTCACTTAATTTATCATCTATAATAGACATTTTATAATCCTATAATTAAACTGTTCTGAATGTATTTCCTAACATACCATCTAAAGTTTTTTGACTAAATCTAACACTCGCATCTAATATTTCAGGAGTTGCTTGTTGATATTGTGGTGCAAATTGATTTGTTCGATTATTACTAATTGAATTACTCAATCCAGTAAATGTTTCTTGAAATCCTGTAAAGTCGCTAAAGTAGTTTGCTGCAACTGGTAAAGAATTTACAATTACACCAGCAGGATCAGTTAATACTTGATTGCCAACTTCTTGTATTCCTTCTAATATAGATTGAATCCATCCTTTATTTTTTGCTGGGGGTGGAGCATATAAACTTGTAGTAAAATACTTATAAGCATAAGTCACATTAAGTTTTGCAACTTCATTTGATCCTTGAGCTAAATTAATACTCTGAACTGTTTTAGGATATGCTTCATGTAGCTTAACTAAGTATCTTGTATTATTTGCTACATCGTTTACAAATAGATGAACTGTGCTTACATAATTTTCATAAAATTGTATTGTTCTATCTGTTGTATTTTGGATTGAATCTTGCCAAGCTTCAAAGAAAGCTTTCACTTTAAATCCTGTATCTATATAATAATTAGCAGTCACAGGATCAAATACTTTCTCATAAGGCATTTCTCTTGTTTCGCCAAATGTACGAGCAGGAGTTGTAGATATATTTACTCCAGGAATATTGATTGATTCGCAATATAAAAATAACTTTCTGTAAAAATCAGCTGCAGCGAATGCTGGGTTTATTCTTAAAGTCTTTGGTGCATCAACAGTACATCCGAAACGATTCGTTCTACTTAATCCATCTTTCTTAACTTCAGCAATAAATCTTTTTATATCTTGCGGTGATGTTGGTGCTTCTGCTCTTGATAATCCAAATATATCTAAAATTGACATTAAATTTTTCCTATACTGTCTGCCCAAACGTTTGATTTATTTACTGTAAATCTTTCAACAGGCAACATCATAACTGTAAACCAATTCTCAGGAGAGACTCTTAACATTGTTGATTGTATGTGGTCATATAAGTATGAATGAACACAAGGTTGTGCTAAACGAAATTTGCTAGCTGATCTTATAGTTGCCCAGCTATAACGTATTCGAGTTGTTTCATCATATTTTTTATTATTTGCATATTCTAATAATCTATCTAATAATCTTATTCTTAATTGATATGGTAGATAATGCATATTTAAACCAGTAAATCCTTTATCAGTAGTTGAGAATGGAAATACTAAAGGAAACATATCATAATATGGTAATTGTTCTTTTAACTTTGCGTCGTAAAAGTACATATACAAATTTCCAGGAACCATTACAGTTGATGCACGATTCTTACTATCTGGTCTTAACAAAGCTTGTGGTTGAATACGAGCAGTTCTTAGCTTTGCTGTTTCTCTCTGAAACCAATTTAATGATTTCGTTAATATAGTCTTATCTTGACTATATTTGGTGAAAATATCCTGCACTGTTTGTCTTGGTCGAGCCATAATACTATTTATTTACTATTATCTAATCCTAAGTCTTTTTCTGTTAAAATAATGAACTTTTGATTACGATCTAAAGCATACTCTTTTGCAGCTTTCCATTTAGCTGAATTAACTATAAAATTATGACATTCCTTTAAATACCTACGTGTTTGACTTCCAGGATATTCAGGTTGAATAGTTTGAGAATATGGTTTGATTTCAACTAAATAAGTCTTAAGAGTATTAGTTTCTTTATCTTTAATTGTGACTGAAAAGTCAACAAAATATCTATGAATTCTTTTATCAATAGGAGAGCGATAGGGTATAATGACTTCCTCACTCTTCCAAGAAACTACTGCTGGATTTTTATCGCACCAAAGAGCGAATCTTGTTTCCCAGGATGAACGTAAATAAATCGATGTAGGATCACCTACATACTTTTCAGGGAATATTGGTTTATATCTTCTAGTGTGAAACATAATTAATAAGGACTCAACTATTTATATGTCTATTTTAAATTCTACTACCCCAACAGCTAACTTTGGTGATTATGGCGATTCACTATATCGCACAAAGCAATTCATGTATCCGACTGACTTACTATCAGTAGATCCGAATAAAAATGAATATGGTGGTCAGTACATGATGATTTATATTAACATCACATCAGATTCAAAATTCACAAGAGCAGATGATAAAGGTGGTGTTATACCAAACATAAGCAAAAGAGTAGGAAAAGAATTATCAGGATTAAAAGCAGTAGGAGTTAGTAATTTAAAAAAAGAAGGAGTTGTATCAGCAATCGCTTTGTCTGGTGGATTGTTAGGTGGTGCTGGTGGATCTTTAGGAGGAGGAGCAACAGGTTTGCTTGGTGCAGGAATTGGTGCTGCATTAGCAGGAGGATTGGGTGTATCATTAGCAGGAAATTTTGATAAACCAAGAAAAAGAATATTAACAGCAATTGCTTTACATATACCAAATAATATCTCAATTCAGTATGGTGTCAACTATGGTGAAGCTGATGCTGCTCTTGCTGAATTAGCAGTAAGAGGAGTTAATGTAGGAGCAGGTTCTTTAGAAGCATTACTTACTTCTCCTGGAGGTACAGGAAAACAAATACCTGATAATATTGCTAAGAGTGGACTTGTTGAGGGATTACAAGGAGGAGCACTTAATGTTTTAGGTGATACAGGAAAGATTATAGGAAAACTATCAGGTGTTGCTACTAATCCAAAAAAAGAACAAATATTTGAAGGTGTACCTTTTAGATCATTTAGCTACACATACGATTTTTATCCTCGCAGTGAAGAAGAATCAGAAAATGTTAAAAGAATACTTGATGAATTAAAATATCATATGCATCCTGAATTTAAAGATGATGCTGGTTTTTTATTTCAATATCCAGCAGAATTTGATATATTCTTTATGCATAAAGGACAAGAAAATAAATTTATACACAAACATAGATCAGCTGTACTAGAATCAATGTCTGTTAATTATGCACCGAATGGTCAATACTCAGCATTTCCCAATGGTTCACCAACATCATATCAAGCTACAATGAATTTCAAAGAAGTTTCAATTATTACAAAAGAAGCTTTAGAACAAATGGGTGAAGTTCAAATAAAAGGCACAAACAGTCCTGTAAGAAACTTTGGTGGACAGTCTGACACATTTTAAAGGAGACAACAATGTACTTTAGAAAATTTCCAAAAATATATTATACACTACGAGAGAAAAATGTAGATGTATTTAAAATAGTCACAGACATAACTGCAAATGTTAGAATAAGAAAAGCATCACTTTCTAACATAACTATATGGGAAAGTTATGATATACGTGAGGGAGAAACACCTGAGATTATTGCTGAGAAATTTTATAAAGACGCTACATTACATTGGGTAATTATGCTAGTAAATAATCGTTATAATATGTATAATGATTTTCCATTATCATATAATGAGTTAATTACATATGTAGACAAAAAATATCCTGGAACACAAAATGCTATTAAAGAGTATAGAAAAGATGGATATGTAGTTGATAGTAATGTGACTGGTGCTGTAGCTATAACAAATAAAGAATACGAAGTAGAAAAAAACGAAGCTAAAAGAAGAATTAAAATTATAGCACCAGCACTTATTAATACTGTAGTTCAAGAGTTAAATGATTTAATGAGTGATGCTAATGGTCAAACTTTAGTGTAAAATTATGAATAAAATATCATACGCAGGTGATGTAGAAACTAAACAGATTGATCTAGTTGGTAAATATTCAACAGTTAGTTTGATTGCACTTTTTAATCAAGTAGAAATTTACGAAGACTTATTCTCTCCTTTTATTACAGGAACTATTACAATTTCAGAATCATTTGATTTAATTAACAATCTTCCATTAATTGGAGAAGAGTTTTTAATTTTAGATATTACTACTCCTGGATTTGAAAAAAGAATTAAAGGAAGATTTTATGTATTTAAATGCTCTGAAAAAGTAGCAATAAGAGATAAGCTATCAGGATATACTTTACATTTTATTTCAATAGATGCTATAAACGATTTAAATATTCGTTTAAATAATGCTTGGTCTGGTTTTTGTTCAGATATAGCTTTTCGTTTAATTGCTAAAGATAAATCTGGTGTTCAAACAGAAAAACCGATTAATATAGAAGATACAATTAATGGTATAAAATTTGTTTGTAATAATTGGTCTCCTGTTAAAGCAATCAATTATGTAGCTGAGAAAAGTGTAAATAAAGATGGAATATCATCTTATCTATTCTTTGAAAATAGAGAAGGATTTAATTTCGTTTCGCTTCATACTTTATATCAAGGATCTCCTATTCAAGATTTTATATTTGATAATTATGAAAGAACAACAACTAATGTAGGTGATACTATACGTGACGTTGAACAAGATTACAAACGTATCATTACAATGTCTATGCCGAGTGGATTTGATTTTATAGACAGACTTTCTAAAGGTATGTTCACTTCTAATCTTACAAGTTATGATATGGTGACAAAAAGATTTAAAAGACAATATTTTTCGTATCAAGAAGAATTTAATAAAATACCACACTTAAATAAATTTCCATTAAATAGCACAGAAGTTGTTTCTGCTCCTGATAGTCTCGTATATAATAAAATAAAACATACAGCTATGCACAATGGATTTGATGACGTATCAAATAGCGATAAATTTCTTTTTAGATTATCAGCACTCGCAAACACACAAGGGTTTAAATTAAGAGTTGAAACGATAGGAAGAACAGATTACACAGTGGGTAAAGTTGTTTCATTAAAAACATTTAGAATAGAAACTGTTAATGACAAGTCAAATGATTTAGTGGATCCAACATACACTGGTAAGTATTTAATATCAGCAGTTAAACATACTGTAGCTGGAAATAAACATACTTGCACTTTAGAATTAATTAAAGATAGTTTATCACAAGGTATTGGAGAATTAGCATAATGAAAATATTTATTGGTAAAGTTGAAAATAGAAATGATCCTTTAAAACTTGGTAGATGTCAAGTAAGAGTAATGGGTGTTCATGACGAAAATCCTGCTGTACTTCCTACAATAGATTTACCATGGGCTATGCCTATATCACCAGTAAATTCAGCAGCAAGTGCTGGTATCGGTGTATCACCAACAGGAATAGTTTTAGGAAGTATAGTTCTTGTCACATTTACTGATAAAGATGATCAAACACCAGTCATACTTGGTACACTTGCAGGTGTTCCTCAAAATCAAAATAATTCTTTAGTTCTCAAACCATCTGATAGAAAAGGAAATATAAACACAGCAGTAAAAATTGGATCTGATGGTGTTTCAAAACTTGTATCAGGTCAAATAGATTCAAACGTAAACATAATTAATGCTGTTGCTACAAGAAGTGGTGGCGATGTAGAAACAGCAGCACAAGTATCTGAAGATTCTAAAGCTTTATTAAAAGGAGAATTAGAAGTAGAAAAAGCAAGACCTCTTTCTACTTTCTCTGTGACAGATGACAGTGTAAAAGAAATTATAAAAAATACTTCATTTACTGATGTTGCTGTTCCTATTACAGATGCATCTGGTAAAGTAATTAAAACTGTAATTGGTTATGGTCAAGATACATATCAAGGTAAACCTGTCACAACTTCTTATCCAGGAAGTATAGACAAAGCAACTGCTGAAACAGAATTTAAAAACTATTTACAAACAGATGTGGCTGATAAACTTACAAGTGTTGTAAGAGCACCAGTCAATCAAGAAATGTTTGATTCTCTGTTAAACGTAGCATCAGATATTGGTGTAGAAAATTTTGCTAATTCTTCTATTCCTAAGTTAATGAATTCATTAGATTATCAAGGAGCAGCAGGTGCTATCCAAGGAATAATGGATGAAAAAAGTTTTGATAACGTATTAGGTGGAGTCACATCAGCATCTTTAGATTCTTCTATTACAACAGGAAAAGAATTATTCGCAAACTTAACAGATGGAACAGATTTAACTGGAACGATTACAGGGTCAGTTCAAAATATTTCAGGAAACCTTTTAAATACTTTGGGTGGTAATGCTGAATCAATAACTTCAAATTTAACTAATATAGCAGATGGTTCTTTATCAGTTGTATCAAATGTATTATCTGACTCAGGCATTGGAAATATTTTAAATAGTTCAACTGGTATTTCAAATATATCAAACGTTTTAAATAATACAGATATTGGTGCAACAGTCACAAATGTATTAGGTGGTGTGAGTGGAAATATCTCTTCTGCTGTAGCAAATATAACTTCAGGTAATGTTACAAATTTACTCGGAGGATTTGGTGGTTTTAATTTAGGTGGTTTAGGTGGTAAATTGTTTGGTGGTAAATCATCAACTAAAAAAGCAAGACGATCAGCTGCAGCAAGTAAATTCACTTCTGTTGGTTATCCAAATTTAGGAGGAACATTATTTGATGAGAATACTGCATATGTAAAACCAATTTCAGATAATGGTGAATTTGGTAATGCTGGTCTAGTTTCAAATCCAGCATCAGGTTCTTTTGGTGTTGCTTCAGGATACTTAGAATATGTAAATGAACCAGATACATCTAGATTAGCACGTCATGAAAATATAGATAAAACTTCAGTCTATGTAAAAGAATCAGCAAGAGCATTAGGCATTGAAAGATTTAATTATGACACTTGGGATCAATCTGAAATACCATATAACGCAGAATATCCATTTAATAAAGTTGTTGAAACTGAAAGAGGGCATGTATTTGAATTAGATGATACACCAAATGCTGAACGAATTAATATATTCCATAAACGTGGAAGTTGGATGGAATGGGATCATAATGGTACATTAACTGATCGTGTAGTTGGCGATCGTTATCAACTAAGCGAAAGGAATACTTATGAATTAGTTGGTGGTACAAAAAATTTAACAGTTTATGGTGAATTAAATGCAGTGCTTAAAGCTGGAGCAAAAATAAGAATAGATGGTCCTGGAGAAGTTATAATTAATAATGATTGTAAAGTCACAGTTGCTGGAGATATGAATTTAAATGTTGGTGGTGAATTTAGATTAGTTGCTTCACAAATACGTATGGAATCAAAAGGAATGGCAACGTTAGGTGCAGCACAAGTTTTAGAATTAGATGGTAGTAAAGTTGATATAGGTAATGGTTTCACTCCATCAGGATTAGCACTTACAACGAATGAAATTATTGACACACAAATGCCAGTTATACCTGAATTACAAATCAATTCACGTTCAGCAAGAGAACATTTTGTTTATGAAGTTCCAGATGAAGGAGATGCTCAAACTCATCGTGAACGTCAAATACAACGTGGTTTATATATTCGTAAGAATTTAGATTTAGGTAGCGTTTTTGCTGAAACTGTTCCAACAGTTAAATCAGAAATTGCAACAGCAGAACAAAAATGTGAATACATTTATGGATTATCTAGTTATGAACCAAGTTTACAATTATCTGCTCGTATTCAATTAGGAGCATTAAATCGAAATGGTGGTATTCCTATTATATCACAAATGGGTGTAGATCCAAAACAAATAGTTTGTAATTTAAAAGGAATGGCGACATACCTTATTGAGCCAATGAAAGATTTATTTAAAAATGTTTTAATTGTAAATGGATATAGAAACAATCAAATTCAAGCAGGATCTCCTGAAACTTCACAACATTATACAGGTGAAGCTGTTGATATTATATTTTCAAGCTGGAATCGTGCTCAACATTATCAAGCAGCAATAGACTTAGTTTTATCTTTACCTTATGGATTTGATCGTATTGTATTATCATATGCAGGTAAAAAATCAGTTTGGCTACATTGTTCATGGAAATATGCAGGAAATAGGTTTGAAACATTTACTATGAGGGATCATTTAAAAGTATCAGATGGTTTCTCTTTAATACCAGAGGTTAAATAAATATGCCATTAGCAGCGACGAATATTACTTTTTCTACAGGACATGGTTGTTTTCCAGCAAGATTACCTGCGGGACCATTTAGTTTAAAAACAACTATTGGTGGATTATCTGTACCATTAGCACTTTATACATTTTATATAACACATTCTTGTGGGCTTGTAATACATTCAGGGGCGTCTAGGTTAATACCATTAGGATCAAAAAAAGTCTTTATAGAAGGAAAAATGGCTGTTAGATTTCTTGATCCAATAGCATGTGGCGATAAAGTAGGACCACTTTGTTCACCAAAAGTTAATATAGGATAACTAAATATAATATGCCTACAAATACAAGAACATTTACAGATTTAGATCTTAATTTTACAGCACATCCAGTAAATAAGGATGTAGCTATAAAATATGATGAACAAGCTATTAAACAAAGTGTTCGAAACCTAATACTTACTAAAAATTTTGAGAGACCATTTCATAGTGAAATAGGTTGTCAAGTTCGTGGATTATTATTTGAACCAGTGACAGAAATGTCTGTTTCAATTATTAAAAGAAGTATAGTAGATGTAATAAGAAATTATGAACCAAGAGTTCAATTAGTTGACGTTTTCGTTAATGTTCGACCTGATGAAAATTATGTAGATATTCGTATTATATTTAAAATCATTAATACAGCTACACCAATAGAATTAACTTTAACACTTGAAAGAACACGATAATGGCAGAAACAAGTAGAAACATTAAAGTCACTGAATTAGATTTTGATGAAATAAAAAAGAATATAAAGACATATTTAAAAGCACAAAACGCATTTAGTGATTATAATTTTGAAGGATCTGGTCTTTCAATTTTATTAGATGTGCTTGCTTACAATACACATTATAATGCTTTATATTATAATTTAAGTGTTAATGAAATGTTTTTAGATAGTGCTGTAAAACGTTCATCAGTTGTAAGTCTTGCTAAATCATTAGGATATACTCCATCATCAAGTATCGCATCAAGAGCACTTGTAGATATAGTTATATCAAATGTATCAGGAAATCCAACCACTCTTACTATACCAGCAGGAACTTCATTTAGTTCAAATTTCAGTGGAAGTAATTTTAATTTTTCAACTGATAGTGCAATCACTGTTTCTCGTTCAGTCACAAACACATATTCGTTTTTAAATGTTCCTATAATTGAAGGAAGATTATTACAAAAAACATATTCAATGGTCAACAATGAATCTTACACAATTCCAAATCTTAAAGTTGATACTTCAACAATTAAAGTGAATGTTCAAGAGATTGCAGGTTCAGCAGCAAACACAGTATATACACTTGCTGATAATTTTGCTTCATTAAATCCATCATCACGTGTTTATTTTTTAAAAGAAAACGATGATGGTAATTATGTTATTTCTTTTGGTGATGGTTTATTAGGATTTGCTCCAGCAAATGGTGCAAATATTCTTATAGATTATTTTGTTTGCAGCGAATCAGAACCAAATGGTACATCTACTTTCACATACACAGGAAATGCATTTACAAACACAGCTAACGTATCAATAGTCACTAAATCAATTGCAGCTGGTGGTTCAGTACCTGAATCAATAGACAGTATAAAATATAATGCTCCTAAAAATTTTACAGCTCAAAATCGTGCTGTGACGGCAGAAGATTATAAGACACTTATTCCTAAATTTTATAATAACGTGGATGCTATTTCTGTTTGGGGTGGTGAAGAAAACGATCCACCAATTTATGGAAAAGCTTATATATGTATTAAACCAAAAACTGGAGATACACTTACACAAAGCACAAAACAAATTATAATTAAAGATATTATAAAATCAAAAAGCTTAGTGAGTATTATTCCTGAAATAGTAGATCCTGATATATTATACATATCAGTAAATTCTAATGTATATTACAATCCAAAATTGACAACTCGTAGTGCTGACACTATAAAAAGCATTGTGATTGATATAATTAAAAATTATAACACAGGTAATTTAAATAAATTTGATGCTGTATTCCGTGAATCAGCATTATCAACTTTAATTGATACTAGCGAAAGCAGTATTGTTTCAAACATTACTAAAATACAATTAAAGTATCTTTTATCACCACAACTTAATACGAATACAAAATATACATTCTCATTAAATAATCCAATTTATAGACCAACTTCAACGCAAAATGCTTCTATTTCTTTATCTTCATCAGGATTTAAAATAGCAGGAAGTACAGATACATATTATATTGAAGACAATGCGATAGGTAATTTAAGATTGTTTTATCTTACTGCTACAAACGTTAAAATTTATACACCATCATATATTGGTACAGTAAATTATTCAACTGGTAAAATATCAATTGATAGTATCAATATAACACAAGGAGACACTAATGGTAAAATAACCTTTAGAGTAGAGCCTGCTTCTTATGATGTAATATCTGTTAGAAATCAATTAGCATTTATAAGAGAACAAGATATAGAAGTAAATATTATATCTGATAAAATTGCTTCTGGTGAAAGTGTATCAGGAAAAGATTTTATATTCACAAACAGTAGATAAAAACTATGCCAGCTTCAGTAAAAGCAACAGCATCAATAGTAGTTAATAAACAAGTCCCTGAATTTGTAAGGGATGATAATCAAAAGTTTATTGACTTTCTAAAAGCATATTACGAGTGGCTTGAAAATTTTTACCCACAGCAACATTTAGAAGATATAAGAGATATTGACAATACTGTTAATATGTTTGTTGAATATTTCTCAAGAGAAGTATTACAAAGTATTCCAAGAGAAGTTATATCAGATAAAAGATTCCTAGCAAAACATATTAAAGATTTATACCTATCAAAAGGAACAGAAGATTCATATAAATTTCTTTTTCGTATATTATATAATGAAGATGCTGAAGTATATTTTCCTAAAGTTGATATGCTTCGTGTATCAGATGGTAAATGGAGCGAAAG